TGGAATCAGGTATTGTTGTAAGACCTGGAACGATTATTAGTATTGCTGATCCTGCCAGAGCAGGAGTAAGAAGAGCAGGAAGAATTAGTAGTGCAACTTCAACTCAAATCACTGTTGATGATTCAGACTCTACAGATTTATCAGATCAAAACAATCCAAAATTAAGAGTAATAATGCCTAATGGAACAGTAGAAACAAAAAATGTTAGTAGCATTTCAGGAAAAGTAATTACATTAGCAAGTGCATTAACTCAAGCACCTAATTCTAATAGTGTTTGGATGCTTGAGAATGACTCAATCAATTCACAGCAATTTAGAGTAATGTCAGTAGAAGAGAGAGATGGCATTAATTATGGAATATCTGCATTAGCCTATGTAAAAGAAAAATATGATTTCATCGAAGAGGGTGAACAGCTAACACCTCAAGTCATCTCTAATATAAATTTACCAAAACCACCTCCTCAAGGATTAAGTGCAGAAGAAGTTATTGTATTAATAAATAATCAACCTGTTTCTAAGTTGTTACTGAGATGGCAACCTGTTGATGGTGCATCAAATTACATGGTTAATTATAGATTTGAAGATAACAATATTGTTTCTACCATAGTCAGTAGTCCTGATTTTGAAATAGTTAATTCGCAAGTTGGTGCTTATGAAGTATCTGTTTTTACTTTAAACGCAGCTTTAAAAGCCAGTGCTGAGGCTACAACTGATACTTTCAATACTATTGGTAAAACTGCTGTTCCTGCTGATGTATCAGGACTTACAGGCGAACCAATAAATGAAAAACTTGTAAGATTACGTTGGAATTTATCAACAGATTTAGATGTTACTCATGGTGGTCGTGTTTATGTAAGACATTCTCCAAAAGTTGATGGAACGGGATCTTTTTCTAATGCTACTGATCTTATTGAAGCGTTAGCAGGAAATACTACAACTGCTGAGGTTCCTTACTTGGAAGGAGAATATATTTTAAAATTTCAAGATGATGGAGGTAGGTTCAGTGCTGGTGAAGCAAGTGTAATTTTAGATTTACCAGATAATATTGATGCTAAAACAGTTTTAACAAGAAGAGAAGATCAGGATGTACCAAAATTTCAAGGAACAAAAACTAATGTTGCTTTTGATGCTCCAACAAATTCTTTAAACCTTACTGGAGCAGGGTTATTCGATGATGTTACTGATTTTGATGTTGTTGGTTCGTTAGATGATATTGGTGGTATATCTTCATCTGGTACTTATGAATTTGGAGGTACAGCAGGAGGTACGTTTTTAGACTTAGGTGATGTATATAGCTTGGATCTAAAACGTCATTTTTTAACAGAAGCTTTTTATCCTAGTGATTTAATTGATTCAATACCAGATTTTGATTTAAGAACAGATTTTGAGGGATTGACAGCTACAAAGGTAAATGCAACCATGCAAGTTCGTACCACTTTAGATGATCCTAGTAGTGGATCTCCTACTTATAGTGCTTTCCAAACTTTTGCAAATGGAGTTTATAAAGGAAGAGGTTTTCAATTCAGAGTAAATCTTTCAAGTGAAGATCCTGCACAGGATATTAGAGTATTTCAGTTAGGATATACAGCTACTTTACACAGAAGAACAGAACAAGCCCCTGCAACGATAGCAAGTGGTGTAGGAGCAAAAACTGTTACGTTTCAACATGCTTTTTTCGCTGGAACGTCTGCTCTTGGCGGAGTAAATAGCAGTTTACCTTCTATCGGTATCACAGCACATAATATGGGTTCTGGAGATTTCTTTGAATTATCAAATATTAGTGGCACTGGGTTTACTGTTCATTTTAAAAACTCATCAAATAATTCAGTTGATAGAAATTTCACCTATCAAGCTGTCGGATTTGGTAAAGCAAGTTAGAATGAGATCAATATTTGTTTTTTAGATGGCTAGACCAGGATCAACCACCAGTGAAACAGGTAATAATTATAATACCGCTAATGGAACTGGTGTTGCTGTACGTTCAAAGCTCAATGAAATTTTTACAGCTTTAAGAACATTAAGTTCTGGAAGTAGCGATCCATCAGGAGCAGCAAATATAGCTCAATTTCAACCTCATATAAATACTTCTACAAATTTACTAAAAATAGCAACAGCAGTTTCAGGCGACACTGCAACTTATAATACTTTAGGAAATATCACACTTGATAATTTAGGTCATGTTGTAGCAGCAAGTCCTACGATGACAGGTGATGTTACTATGTCATCTACTGGGTTTTTAAAAATACCTGTTGGAACGGACGCACAACAACCTGGGCAGTCTGGTGCTCCTGCTGTAGCTTTAGGACAACTAAGATATAACTCAACACAAAATAGGTTTGAAGGTTATAAAGATACAGGTTGGGGAGAGATCGGTGGAGGTGCTGGAGCTACTGGAGGTGGAACAGACCAAGTATTTTTTGAATCAGATCAAGCAGTTACAACATCTTACACTTTGACTGCAAATAAACACGCTCACACTGTTAGCCCCACAATTAACAGTGGGGTCACTGTTACCGTGCCTTCGGGCGCAATATTAGTTATACTTTAATTATGGCTTTAAACATTAACGGAACAACTGGTATTTCTGGAGTTGACGGATCAGCTTCCGCACCAGCTTTAAAAGGAACAGATAGTAATACAGGAATAAATTTTGGAACTGATACTGTTAATATAAATACAGGTGGAGTAACTAGAGCAACTGTTGATAGTTCTGGAGCGTTGGATGTTCCAACAGATTTTCCAATAAAAATTAATGGTAGTGAAAAAGCTAGGTTTGCAAGTTCTGGTAATTTAGGGATCGGTGAAAACAACCCTAGTTCACTTTTGCATCTAAATGGTGGTTCAAACGCTGCTGGTTTAACGGTAGAAGGAAGTAATTCTTTTGTAGTACTTGATGCAAATACTAACTTAGGTGGAAATCAAGTAAATTTCATTGATTTTAAATTTAATGGAACATTACAATCTAATATTGCAGTAGGTGAGACTCTAAGTGGGGCATTAGAGATAAATTCTGCAACTAACACTAATATTGTTTTGGCAACTGGAGGCGGCCACGTACAAATTCATCAAAATTCTACGGCCATTCCGGGGTTAGGAAATACTTCTACTGGTGCATCCTTTGAAAAAATTGGAGCAGGTGGTGACAGTGGATCAGCCCTTTTTCTTTCTAGAGCTGCTGGCCCTTCTTTGTTTGTAAACAGAAATCAAGCTACTGGCACTTTAGTTGAATTTAAAGCTAGTGGTGTTGGAGTTGGTAGTATATCTACGGACTCGTCTTCTTTGCCATCTGATAGGAACTTTAAGAAAAATATAACTGACCTCACTTTAGGTTTAGATTTTGTAAAAACACTTAAACCTAGTAAATATAATTTAAAAATAGGAAAAGATACAGATCCATTACTATTTGGTTTAATAGCTCAAGATGTAGAAGAGTCTTTAACATCAGCAGGCGTAACAAAAAACAGTGTTGTTTTATGTCAACATAATCCTAAAGAAGAAGAAGCTGAATCTGATTATTCTTTAGATTATGCCAAGTTTACACCGATACTAATTAATTGCATAAAAGAATTATCAGCTAAAATTGAAGTATTGGAAACAAAAGTTGCTGCACTGGAGGCTGCATAAATGACCGCAAAGATTAAACTAAACGCAGCATCAGGAGGTGGGTCTTTCAGCTTACAAGCACCTTCTTCTTCTGCTAATAACAGAGTTTTTACATTACCAGACATTGCAGACGCAACAATGGCAACTGTTAATGGAATAACAATGTGTGATACATGGGTTGTGACAACTGCTTTTACTAATACTTCAGGAAATGCTGTTACAAGTAATTGGTATAATATTTCAACACAAAACTCATTATATGGTGGGATAGGTTCAAGTATGACAGAATCCAGTGGTGTTTTTACTTTTCCTAGTAATGGTATTTATTTAGTCTATCACAGTTTTTTTGGCCAGAGTGAATATACTACTGGAATAGCTAGTGCTTATGCTGGTGCTGAACAATATTTATCAACTGATTCTGGTAGTAATTTTAATTTTAGACAGGGAAGTTATAATTCTGCGTATGGTGCTGGCTCACATTTTACAGTTGAAGGTTATGTAGTTTATGACATTACAGATTTTTCAACTCATAGATTAAGATTTCACGTATCAAGTCAGAATCTAACTAAATATTTTGGTAGTGGTACAACTTCAAAGCAATGTGGAGCAACATTTATGAAATTAGGAGAAACTTAAAATGAGATTAGATGGCAGAGCAAATCACATAGAAGATTATCTTGTTACTGTAAGAACTGGTCAATGGTTTGGATGGTCTGACCCTTCAAATAAAATCTATGCAAATCTTATAGTGCATGATGGTGGCTCTAAACCTACAGAAAAACAATGTACAGATGGACTAAAAGCATTGCAAGATGCTTGGGATTTAGAAAACGACAGTTACAAATCTAAAAGAAGGGCAGAATATCCTGATTATGCTAGTCAATTAGACGATATATACCATAATGGAATAGATGGCTGGAAAGCTACAATCAAAGCTATTAAAGACAAGTATCCAAAACCATGAGTGAAATCAAAGTAAATTCGATAAAAGGGGTAGGAGCTAGTGCTGCTGCTATTACCGTAAATAATTCTGATGGAACGTGTACTGCCAATATTACTAATAACCTAAGTAATAGAAACAAGGTCATAAATGGCTCGATGATTGTTAGTCAAAGAGCAACTCAAGTTACAGGTGCAGCTGCCGTAGGTTATTACGTTTGTGATAGATGGAGATTAAATTCTGCACTTGCTGGAACTTGGACGTTATCACAAAGTACGGACACACCAAATGGGTTTAGTAATTCTTTAAAATTTGATTGCACTACAGCTAATGGATCTCTTAGCTCAGGTTCAAATTTAGAAATAGTACAATTTTTTGAAGGTCAAGATTTACAAGATATATTAAAAGGAACTCCTGATGCAAAGGAAATAACTGTATCTTTTTATGTAAAAACTAATAAAACTGGAACGTATATTGTTGGATTATTAGATCATGATAATTCGTTTAGACATTGCAGTAAAAGTTATACAGTCTCAGACACTAATTGGAATAGATATACAGTTACATTTCCAGCAGATACAACAGGAATATTAGACAATGACAATCAAAAGAGTCTTGAAGTTGGTTTTTGGTTAGCAGCTGGTAGTGATTATTCAAGTGGATCTTTACAAACATCTTGGGGTTCTTTAAGTAATGCTTCAAGGGCAAGTGGACAGGTAAATTTAGCAGATAGTACCTCGAATGAATGGTATTTAACAGGAGTTCAACTTGAGGTTTCTGATCATGCCACCGATTTTGAATACAGGTCATTTGCTCAGGAGCTTGCTTTATGTCAGAGATACTATTATGTTGTTGCTGATGGCAGAGATGATGGTATTACAAATCAGATGGGATTAGGCTATGCGTATAGTGCTACTCAGATTGAAACAACGATTTTTTATCCCGTCATGAGAACTGCCCCCTCTTTAGTTCAAGGAACTGGTACTAATTATTTTTTAGCAGTAAATACTAATGCAATGGATCAATTTAACAGCTATATAATATATGCACCAAGCCCTAGAGTTGCGTTGTTATACCAAAATAATGGAGTATCTGGGCTTACAACAGGTCAGGCTTATAGATTAGAATTTGACAGTAACGCATACATACATTTAAACGCAGAACTTTAACTATGGCTTACCCAACAAATCCAATTTATAAATTAATTAAAAATCCTGAAGGTGTTGTCGATTGCGTTAAAAAACAAGAGGGTAATTCAGAACCTTACAAACTTACAGTTATACCTTTTGAGGAAGCAAATAGCGATTACCAAGAGTACCTTAAGTGGTTAAATGGCGAAGATCCTTACACAGAAAAAGGAACACCCGAAGCTGCTGATTAATTAGTCTTGTGTTGCATCTGCCTTGTCATAAGGCTCATAGTGACGTACAGAGGAGACAGAGCTACAATACAGACTAGAACTAGCACACTGCTAAATGCGAGTGCTTTTAATACAGCAACTTTAATCATGTTTCAAAAGATAGCTAATGTTTTGAGTGTTCTCTCATTCATAATGGTAACTTCAGTTATAGGAGGAGGGTACTTTGGATATAAGTATGTAACATCTGAGCAGTTTAAAGCAAAAATAATGAATCAAGTTATGGGCAACGTAAAAGGTATGTTGCCTAACGTAATGGATAACGCATTACCAAAAACAACAGGCCCATCTATGGCTCTACCTAAGATGAAATTATGAACTGTTGGCACTGTAAAACAGAATTAATCTGGGGTGGTGATCAAACTGTTGATGAAAACTGTTTTCCTCATCTTCAAGATCAGTACACAATGGTTACAAATTTATCCTGTCCAAAATGTCATTCAGATGTAGAAGTTTGTTTACCGAAGTATGCCTACGATTGATATACCTGAAATACATATCCCTGACATAGAAATACCAGAAGTTTACGTTCCACAAGTATCGTTACCTGGGTATGAACCTTTAAATGTAGAAACTATAGGT